GATTGACGGCCTGGGGTCCAATATTCGCATTATTGCTGTTCGCGTAAACGGCGAAATATTCGAACGTGTTGTGCGACATGTGGACACGATCGGCATTGTCGGTACGGGAGAGAAAATAAACCACCATCCGTTGCCCGACGTAAGCGGCGTTGACGCCCGTATCTTCCACCGCGGGGCCGTTGATGTTGAGGCCCTCGACGCCGGCCGTACCGCCGCTCGTGACGTTATAGAAACGCACGTTGGGGTCCAAGTCCACCGGCACCGTCGCGCTAGTTACCGCGACCGGGTTGGGGATAGGATTGAATGGGATGGTGGGGTTATTGATGCCCATATTTTGAATCCTTTAGCCGGCGAACACGATAACAGATTGAGCGGCCGTGCCTGCGATCGTGACCGCATTGGCCACCCCGAAGTCTATGGTGAGCGAACCGCCCGCTACCAGCACGATTCCGCCGGTGGTGGCGTCGCCGCCCGCGATATTGACTGTGACGTCGGCATTGCCGGTTGGGTTCTGAATAGCGAGGTAATGAGCGGCTTGTCCCGCCGTAACGATCGTGTCGCTAGCCCCGGTTAAGACGGCGCTGTAATCGGTAACGGTTGGTCCCGCGCCGCCTCCGCCGCCCCCACCGCCGCCTACAAGACTGCCGTCGGGGTTCGTTACAGGCATCGCCTCCCGAACTATCCCGGTTTCCGGGTCTTTCACGACGATGAGATTTGCGGTTACGAGCGTCATTTCAAAATACCCTCACCCCAGGAAGCCCCAGCGTACCGGTTTGGCCGCAGGGCCTCAAGGAATTTTCTCGTCGGCGCATTTTCCCTCTTGACTTGATATCAAGCTTACACTAGATATCAAGCATCACCGATGGAGACTACCGCCATGAAGACGGAACGCGAGAAGCAGCTCGATCAAATCTATCGCGCCATGCACCGCGACTACAAGGGCAAGATCGACGGGGTTCGCACCGTGATGGTCCTCCGGGCCGGCGGTTCCTGCCTGATCGCGCTCGACAGCATGACCGACGAGGAAATCGCCCGTCACCTTCCGAAGGGGAAATAATATGCCGATCTTCCGCAACCGCAATTACGCTGGCCGTGACTATGAATGCACCAATATCGTCGCGGCGGAAGCGGCCGAAATGCCCACCGTCGGTTGGAACGGACAGCCAGCGGATTATTGGGTTCCCGCGACCGGGCGACTCTTGCTGGAAGGACTCGACCTGATCGGCTCTTTCGCCGGTATCCGCTTCTACGGGTATCTCTGACATGGCCCAGGTGACGCAAGAATACCTCGCCGGCATCCGCGAAGGGCGCGAGTGGCTCAATGATCACGGTTTCGAAGGCGCGGCCGAGATCCTGGACAATCTCCCTCGCACCGCCCGCATGTTCGACGCGAAAAACCCGGTTGGCCAGATGCTCCGCGGCGAGCGAGATTTTTGGCGAAATCAGGTGAAAAAGAGCTTGACGGCAAAGCCATAACTTGATATCAAGTAGATCGAAAGGAACGGTTGATGCAAAAAGAACCCCAAGCTCCCCGCTACAACGCGGAGGCCGTCGAAGCCGCCATCGCCCAGGCCCGCCGCAAGGCACATGTCGGCGGACGCGAAGCACGTATGATCCACGCTCTTTTGAAAGGACACGGCAAATGAAGGAATTCACCATTGAGGGTCGTTTCGAATGCGGCCTAGACGCGGCAGTCGCCGGCAAGGTGTGGTGTTTCGTCAACGTCAATGGCGAGCGTTACGCGGCGCGGTTGGGCGTGGCGGTCGCCAATGAGCCCGGATATATCCCCATCCCCGAACACTGGGCGCACGCGGACACCTACGACGAAATGGACCGTCACGCGGAGGCGCTCAACATCGCGGAAGGGATCGACGTCCGTACCGCAGCGCTGATCGTGATCAGCACCATGGCCGTCCTTACGTCCGCGTCGTCGAACCCCAGGAGGCTTAATCATGGCACACCCATACACCCCGATCCTCGCTTGCCTCGTCGCCCGGATGGGCGGCGCGGAAGCCTTCGTCTCCAGCTTCAATTGGCGGACCTTCGATCCGGGAAAGCGCGCCGAGCGGGCCTTAGACGACGCGGTCGACGCCGCCCTCAACGGTATCGCTGCGATCAAACACGCCGCCGGCCCCCAGGCTCCCTTGCTCGTCATGCGGTGGTTCCCGCGGTTCGTCGCCAAGTGGGCGAAGTATCAGGCGGCCGGCGCGCGCACCGCGAACCCCATGATTACGGGTCCGGCAAATTTCCCGGCCGATCGCAACCGGAAGCGGATGGACGTCGAGTACGCCCGCCTGGGCGAATATCTCGACTTCGCCAATGGAGCGCGAGCCTGGGCGGAGAAACAGCTTCGCCTTGCCGAACGACGCGCGGTGATCGCCGCGGCTCCCGTGGTGGAGGGGAGGGGCTTCGACGGCGGCCGGTACGTCGAGAATGAGGCACTGGAGCGCGTCCAGCTCGTGTTCGACGGCAAGCCTGACCCCGACGTTATCGCCCAGCTCAAGCGCCACGCCTTCCGCTGGGCTCCGAGCTTGGGCGCATGGCAACGCCAGTTAACCCCGAACGGGAAGCGGGCGGCCCAGGCGGTCCTTGCCTTCCTCGCGGCGCGAGGCTAGATATCAAGGATGCCGAACCCTGCCAAGAAAGGCGAACGCGCCGCGGTCCTCGTGCGTATTCCGGTGGCGACACTGGAGCGCATGACGGCCGCCGGCCTCTTGCCCGATCGCAATACGTGGATTGTCGACGCTATCGAAAGGAAACTGGGCAATGCCCCAGGATGAAGAAAACGAGGCGCGGCGTGTCGAGTACCTCCGCAAAATACTCGACGGCGAAATTATCAGCCCTTTTTACCCGCTTCTCCGGAAAAGGGAGAGGGCACCGCGCCCGAAACAAGTCCCTCCAAATATTCCACCTGTCGCTCGTTAGCTTCCTCCGAATAGGGACTTTCCGGGGGTAGCGTCGGGGTGGTTGCTGGCTTCCTCGTATCGTTCCTCTTTGTGTCCGCCATTGCCGTTGATCCTTCCGAACCCAAGATCCGGGTTCTTATCCTTGAGATAATTATAGGTGTTGAGCGGGCCGTTTCCAATCGAGGCGAAATAGCTCGACGAGATATGGCGGCCGGTCCTCATGGCGCGCCCAGCCATCCGTCGCGCGGCTTCATCCTCGTTAACATCGACGAGATCCACGGTGACGTCATAGCCGGCGTCCCGCAACACCTTGATTCGCTTTTCGATCGAGCCCGGCTTGCCGCCCACGAGCGGGAGAATGACGTTGTTGCCGGTCTTGAGTTGGTCCGCCAACACCGCTTCCGCCATATACGAGCTTTCCTCGTGAACCGCGCTCGCGCCCACGCCACCCTCGAATTCTGGAATGACCTTCTTGGCGTCGTCGCCGTCCACGATCGCATAGCCGCCTTGACGCGCGATCTCTTCCGCGCTGGTTGACTTGCCGGCGGCCGGCGGCCCCAGGAGGATACGCGCGCGGCGTTGCTGCTTGACGCCCCCAGGCCCCGCGTAATGCTCGGCCGTAGCCGCGAGGTGTTCGCCTACCTCCTGAATCGTCGCGGGCTTGCCGTCGACGCTGTAGGTGCGCCCTTGCCAAAACGAATCGGTCGGGGTCGTGTCGTGAGGGAGGGTAGGGGTCATATTGTGCCCCACCTCGTCGAGCGGTTTAAGAACGGCCATAATGTCGGCCGCCTTGCTCTGCTTGTCCGCGATCAGCTCGCGGAGCCGCGTTACGCCCTCGTCGCCCAGGATCGATTGAACAGCCGGCGCGACGGCACCCTTGGGTTTCTCCGCGGGCGCGCCACCACCTCCAGCGCCCGAACCGAATTTGCCGTCCGGCGCGCGCGGATGCTTTCCTTCGTCGAATTCGCCCGGCTGGGCATCCTGGGCAGGGAGCTTGGGGAGCGTGACGCCCCCTTTAGGTTTTCCCGGCTCTCCGCCGCCGTCCGCGTCCTCCTGATCGTCTTCCTCGTCGAGATCGTCTTCCAAGGTCGGATCGGCCGGCGGTTCGCCTTCTTCCAGAGTCATCCCGTAATAGATGCTCTCCGGATCGGTGGTGATGCGCGTTCGGACATTTTCGTTACTGATCACGCCGGCAGCGCAATAGGCGATATCGGTTTCCGCGTCGGCCTTGCGGATATTGGCCTTCTCCGCTTCGGGCGTCTCCCAAAGGGGGATGAAATCCCAAGTGAGGTCGGGGTCGATCGTTCCGTCAAGATCGAGCTGGACCAAATCGATAATGTACTGGAGCGGATGCTTGATTACCCGCGAGAGATAGCCGTCAATCGTCGCATAGAACGTGCGGATCTCGCCATCGCTCGACGCGTTGAGGCCCGACGGCGTGACGCCCAGGAGAACGACAAGCGGAATGCCGGCGACGCTGGCGATTTGCTCTTGGGCTTGGGCCTGGAGCTTGTCGAGCGTGCCCAGGGGGGTCGAGACATTCTCGAGTTCCTCCGTATCCTTGTCGATCGCCATGAGGCCGCGATTGTCTCGCCCGCGGTTGAAGAGCCTGATACGGTCAAGCAGCTTCTTCGCGCCGCCCAACGCACCTTGAATAATTGTCGCCATGTTGGTCTTGAGGACCATGGTCGAGAATGAGTGGATCAGGTCGGAAACGCTCTGGCGGGTGCGGAGCCAGTTGTCCACGTAGGGCTTGACCATTTGGCTCTGGGCGAGGCCGCCGAACGCGTAGGCTGGCTTGAGAAGGTCCGGCATCGGTCGCCCAACAATCGTGATCAGCCACGAGCTGTCGACGATCTTGCCCATGACGTACCACTCGCGCGGCTTGTAGAAATCGGAGGCGAGGGGGTTCGTCGATTGGTAGGAGCCAGGGTAGCTCCAGAACGGCTCGATCACCGTGAACCCCTTGAGCTTGCCGACGCCCACCTTGGCCTTCGGGACGAATATCGCGCGCAACTCTCCGTCGTTGTCATGGTAGCCGAGATCCGGGAAAATCTGGGCGCGACCCATGAAACCGTCCAGCTCGATCGCGTGGCGAATGACGTCACGAACCTTGAGGCGCTCCAAGGATTTTTGGATTTTCTTTATCCGGTCGCCTTCGCCTTTAAATTCGATCCACTTACGCACCGCTTCGGCCGCCCAGATCTCGGAGACGCGACGATATTCGGGACGTTGGGTAAGCTCCGCCAGATAGGGATAGCCCAGAAAGCCCAGGCCCTCACCAAAGGCACCATTGCCCGCCCAGGCATAAAGCGACGCCGCGGTGAGGGCGGGGGGCATTCCCGCGCTATCCATGGCGATGCCGCCGGCCGATGACGGGAGCCACGGCGGAGATTTCGGCATGGCATAGGCCGACACCGACGGTTCGGGCGGCGTTGCGTCTGCGATATCCTGATCGGTCATCCCCAGGCCGGCGACGCGGCGTGGTTCGACAGGAGGTCCTTTGCGATAATCGATCACGGCTGGGGCCATGTCGGTCGTGCCCCCCAGGGCGCGAATTACGGCGTGCCGCAGCGCGCGAAAGGTCATGCCTAGATTTCCTCTAGCTCTTCCTCACGAACCGCCATCGGCGCGCGATAGGCGCGACTAAACACTATCATGACCGCGTCGGCAAGGTTGGGGCTCTTCATTCCCTCCGGCGTTTTGTTGATTACCAGCTTGCCCGCTTCATTCTTTTTGTAGGTCGGTTGAGCCAGCTCCACCATCATTCGCCCCATGATGCCGTAGGGCGCGCTGGGCCTGGGCGCGTTGAGCGAGGCGCTATCGAAGCTCATAAGCTCGTCGTGAGGGTAGGGGTCGCCGAAGATTACGGCTCGCCACGTCTTGTAGGCGCGGCGACGTAGGTCCCACCACGATTGCGCCTTACGATTGGCGAAGAAATCCTCATTGAGACGGCCGGGCACGTCCTCGCTCTTTGGGGCGAAAACCTTGTTGCTCCCCCGGAAAGCCGTGACCGATATGGTGGGACGATTTTCTTCGGTGCGCTTGTCGTTGAGTAGCCGCGCCGCGCCCTTGACGTCCGCGCCCAGGCCGTCCGCGTCGTAGTGGAGATCGTCGCAACCGAAATCGTCCGCGTGGCCCATGGCCTTTTGCGTCGAGCCGGCGATATCCATGCCCTTGCCGCTCCATTCCTCCAGATGCATGAGGACGACGCCATGCGTACCAGCGTCGGCGTTCTTGTCACGCCCTTCGTCGGCTACGTCGAATCCGATCTTTTTTGCGCCCGTCGGTTCGAAGCCCAGCTTGATATGGGCGTCGACGCACGCCTGGAGCCAATCGCTGGGCATGACGAGGCCCTCAACGCTGGCGCTGTAATTTATGTCGATCTCTTGGGCGACGGTGACAGGGTCCAGCAACTCGCATTGCTTGGCGTACCACGCGTCATCTTTGCGCGGGTCGCTCCGCCAATGGAAGGTGAAGACGGGAATTCGCCCGGAGTGGCGCTTCTCCGCGAAAGGGTTGCCCATGCCGTTCGCGCTCGAAATCCCAATCCGGCAGTCCGTGGTTTGCGAGAGCGCGGCTTCGACGAGCTGGGGGCGCTCAAGATAGGCTTCCTCGTCGACGAGGTACGCGGACGCACGATCGCCACGCCCGATGTTGTCGCCGGCCTCGCCAGTGATCGTGCTGCCCGTGAGGGGGAAGGAGAGGCGCATGTGCGCGCTATCTCGCTTGGCATCCCATCCCCCGGTAAATTCCGCGGGGAGATAGGTCATGAATTGGCGCGCCTTCCAGAACAGGCACTTAGGCGAGCCGATCTTGTCGACATATTCTTCCTTACGCGACCCGAACCCGAAGGTGAGGCCCTCGCGGAAATTCGCCAGCGTGGAACACGTCGCGACCGCCAGCCACGAGACGCCCATGTCGCGACTCTTCTCCGTCAAGCCCGGTTCGTTCATGGCCCAGCGCTCTAGGAACCAATCGACCCACTCGCGCTGCTTGTCGAACAGGATGAAGGGGACCACGGTCGGAACGCCCTTGGCCGCTAGCCGCGGGTCGAAGGTGACGCCCCAATCGTTGATGAAATCCGCCGGGTGGTCTTTGTACCACGCCTTGAGCTGGAGACGCGCAACGACGTCATCCTTAATATCGCGATAGACGCCCAGGCGATGGGCGAAGATCGGCCCGTAATCAGGGTGTTTCCAATCGAAGACGGGAAGCATTACGAGCGGGGACGACCGGTACGCGCGCACTCGGTTTGGCACGCCTCAAGTACCGATTTGAGCCCCAAGACGTTGTCCGTTTCGACCGTCAAAACCGTCGTATCGTGGGCGAGGCCGCCCGCGTCGGTGTAGGTGTACCCGGCCGCCGTCAATCGCTTGCGAAAAACCGGCAATTTCCAATCGTCAAGGATAATGCCCGCTTTCATGATCAAGACTCCTGGGGTGGTAGGAGGATTTCGACGAGATCGAGCGGCCCGGTCGTGCGATCGTCTTTGGCGAGCGCGCCGAACGCTATGAGGATATCGCGAAGGCGCATTTCGTCGTCAATGAGCTGGGGCAGCTCGCCGGCTAGCAATAGCTCGTGTTGATCGAGCGTTTCGCGGATGGCGTCGCCTATGCGGATAATCAGGCGAGGGGACCACTCCGGGAACCGGCCTTGCTGCATTTCGAGCGCGAGGTGGGCAATGTCGGTCATCATTCGCACCCCTGGACGTCGAATTCTTCCCAATGCCGCCAGCCACCCTCGCAATGGAAGCCCCACTCGCGGGTTTTCGGGCCGGTGAAGAACAGCGACACGCACGGCACCGGGCGGAGACGATAGGTCGGCAGCTCCAGCCTATGGGCGGCATCAGCTCCCCGCGAAATACTCGATCCAGGGCCGCGCCAAAATTTCGTGATTGGCGAAACATGCTCCCAATAGCCTCCGGCGATTACCAGCGAACGATTTTCCCACGGGTGATCGTGGAGCGCCCGGTCATCATCGCTCCGCAATATCTTGTGGAGATAGACATTCCCAAAGGGCGAGCGCGGCGTCACGAACCACCGCAAGAGGTAAGGGTTGTCCTCCGGCCCGATGATTTGATCGGGGTCGCGGTCCAGCATGATCTGGGCGGCCCAAAGCTGGATTTCGCGGGGTGTGGCATAGTCGGTCATGGGGCGCGACGTTAACGGTCGGTTGACGACACGGTCAAGCTCTTTTCGCATGTAACATGCGTTGTCCTGAATGGCCAGCACGGCCCGCCACGGTCAACCTACTGCAAACGGTGGCTGGGGCCAAAGAATCGCTTGTAGGTGGCCGCGATGGCGTCCGTATCGCGTGCCTGGGCGGCAAGGGCCGGGTCGTCGGGCAGCTCGTCGACAAAGAGCCGCACTTGCTGGACGTCGAATCCGGAGAGCTTGGCGAAATTCTCCGCCGCCTTCACCTTATCGGCCATCCGGATCTTGATACCGTCGCGGGTTTGTTCGACGCCTTCGAAGGCCGCGCGGGCCGACGGGGACAGCAAGGTCGTGTCGGTGAAATCCGCGCGCCCGATGCCTTTGCCGTCGCAATTTGTACAACCGGGGTGCGGCGGCCGTTGGGCGTTGTAGCCGAAACCGCCGCCGATATCGGGCAGGGGCTCCCCGCTCAATTCGGCTCGCGCGACGCGGTCCATGAATTCGTGCGTCCGCCACTGGAAAGCGTGACCATCGCCGTAGCAATGCCGGCACGCCCCCGACGCCCAGGCCGTAAGCTCCGCCGGATCATAGACCATCCGAAGCCACCACCAATTTAGCAACCAATCGCGATCAACCTTGAGCTTTTTCGACGCCTCGTTTTGCAGCTCGATAATTCGTTGCTGGACGTGGGGACGCCACGCCACTCGCGAGGGCGCGGCCCAGCGCGAACCGTCGTTGTCGCTGTCGCCCCAGGCAATCCGATAAGCATCAGCATAGCTCATGGTAATCGCGGCCTGGGCGAAAATTTCCTCCTGCGAGGTTAGCCGTCGGGGCGCGTCACTAGCTAGAACGGTGTCGGACATTCCGCCAACTATTAGCAAAGCGTCTCTCCCGTCAAGAGAGACTGCTTTTCGCAACGATCAGCACGACGTGAACGATTTTCGCGGAGCGTGAAGGGAATTCGCAACTCTAGTCACGCTCCAAAGAACGACGACGGCCCGTAAATTTCGATACACCCGATATACCCCTAATGTCCGTTCGATCAGGTGTATCCGTAAGTCATTGAAATGTCAGTAACTACCAACCCAAATACACCTATACACCTAATACACCTAATAATTATATATCTATACGTGTGCGCGCTGTGCGTGTGTGCGCGCCCGCATTGGGGAGCAATACCCCGATTTTTTAGGTGTATTAGGTGTATTAGGTGTATTTTTGAGATTACACTAGCATTTCAACGACTTATGAAAATGCGATCAGGTGTATTGATCGGGTGTAATCAGGGGTATCAGCGCTTAAATCGTGAGCCGTCGATAATTTCCGCGTTTTTCTGGGCGTCCGTGTATGATTTCGCGATATTTACGGGCGTATCGAAATTTAGCGAGAGGTGCCCGGCTGTCGTGTAGAGCCGCGGCTTGGAATTATCGGGCATAATTTCGTTGTCGACGCGCCCACTGCGCAAGCCAGGATGCTCGAAATATCCAATGCGCTCCAGAATTTCACGAAATTTCCGCCGGGGGAGCGTTACGCCAATATCGTCCAGGAGCCGCGACATGAAGACCGACGAAATCCAGCCGCCGCGGAAACCGACGCGGCCTTCCTCCACAGCTTCCAAAATCTCTTGCTCGACGCGGCCCAGGCTGATCGCGAGCGCGGCGGCCGTTGATGACGTCTCTGGCGCACGGGTGCAAAGGTGCGCCGGGTCCAGCTCTGCCGCGATCGGGAATGTCTGGAGGAATTCGTTGACGATCGAATAGCCGTAGTCGACGCCCAGGTCCGCATAGGCGCGGCGGCCTTTGAGCCAATCGTAGAGGTCGGGGAAATATTCGCCCATCATCCCGTCGCGCTGGAGATCGGCCACGGTCTGTTGCGGCGTGTAGAAGATCGCATAGCGGCGGCTGTCCGTTGTGATCGGCACGCCCTCCGGGTGGTTGGTATTCAAGATACCGTTCATGCGGTTGTCGCCCGTCCGCTGATCGCCGCCCTTGCGCTCCATGGCGTTGCGATCGTCGGTCACGACAGGCTTGAACGTATCGAGGAAATCGCGCCGGTTGTTGACGTAGATTTCCTCCACGCCCAGCAATAGGTTTCCCTCGATCCACGAGTTAAATTGGTTTCCGGTCTTGGCCATGGCCTCCGGATTGACGAGGTGCGAATAGCGCGCCCCGACCGCGAACGTGAGGACCCGGAAAATCAGCGTCTTGCCGTTACCCTCCGCGCCCTGGATCACGGGCCACCACTGGAATTTGACGCCGGGATTCTGGACCAAGCTGGCCATATAATTCAGGATGATCGCGAGATCGCGCGCCACCGGGAAGAGCTTCTCCATGTGGCGAATGAACGGCCCGGCATCGCCTTGGCGACGCGGCGTGTCGATCGGAATGTAAGTGTTGACCAACGACAAGCCGGCCTCTTGGATAATCGCGCCTGGGCCATGCTCTGGGCGGAACGCGGCGCGATCGGCGGACGGCCGGATAAACAGCCGCGAGCGGGTCAAGGCGTCGAAGGCGCTGTCCGTGGTCTTGCGGTTCTCCGCGTCGAGCGCAAAGATATAGCCGCCGTAGATCACGTCGAATCGTGCCTTGTCGAGCATGGTCCCATTCGAGGGTATCCACACCTTGTGGCTTTCCGTGATGTAAACGCATCCGGAGAAATAGGAGAGCTGATCGTCAATGCCCAGATATTCGCGGCCGGCGGTGCGCGGAACGGGGGCGTGGACGACGTAAGGGGCGAGCCCGGCACTTTCCCCCACGGCGGCCGTCGGGTGCGCCTGGGCGGTCACGCTGGGGCTCTGGGCGGCCATACCGGGCGGTGGCACCGGCTCACGACCCGTGGCGACGTTCTTGACGACCGATGTGGCCTTCATGATCGTGGTATCGAGATACTCCGGCCGCTCTTCCCATTTGGGGCGGACAAGGTCGCTCTGCCACATGAGGTCGCGAATGCGCTCGTGGTTCTTGCCGGTCCAGAATGCGAGGTGCGAGACTAGCGCGGCGTCGGCTTCGGAGTGGCCAAAGTCGTCCTTGTCGCTGGGCCATTTCGCCGCGAGCTTGGTAGCATCGGCCGTCCAGAGATCGGCAAAGGTGATGCCGTCGCCAAAGCGTTTCGCGCCGTCCTTTTGGCCGGAGGCCATCGCCGCGCGCAACAGGTCCGCGTCGTCCTTCGGCCCCTTCCATTCGGGCACCGGTTCGCTCTGCCATCCGGTTAGATCGCCGTGCGGGTTGGGCGTGAAATACTGTTCGACAAAGGCCGGGAGTGCCGCGCTCGCGTCGAAGCCGGCGTCGCCCTGGGCGCTCGTGCCGGTAAGCGCGACAAATCGCTCGTGGTGGTAAAACTCAAGGCCCAGGGGAATATTGCGGCAACTGTGATCAGGAATCCGACCACGGCCAATAATGTGCAATCCGGTGCCTGACTGCGAAACCTCGACAGCGCACCCGGCGAAGCGTTGGCATAACTCCAGGGCAAGCGCAGACCATTCCCGTCGACCGGGCAGCTCGACGAGGCACGAGTCTATATCGGCGAACCAAAAGCCATCGCCCTCCATAAAGACGAACCCCACGGGGCGGCCGGTCGCTTCCGCTTCGGCATAGCTGTAATGGTGGTCTGGATCCGATACTTTGCAGTAATAGCCGGTGCGGACGTCGGTCGGCCGCTTGATCGTCTTGCCGGGCCTGTCGGGGTCGGGGAACAGCTCGTAAGTGACGAACCGCCGGAGCGCAACTAGGGCGTTAAATGCTGGCGGGAGCGGCACGGGTTAAGCGATCGAGCGGGCTACAGCCTCGCGCAATTCAGGCGGACAGTTGGTTGCCAGATCGTCGCCGGCCGCGATGCCCTGGCGCACGATCGCAATATTCTCCCGCTCAATTGCCGCGCGCATAACAGCCCCCCGAAGCGCGTCCATGGTAACGAACGCGTGGTTGATAAGTCCGTTGGAAACGCCGGCCTCGCGGGCGACGTCTCGACGGGTCATTGTGAGATATGAGCCACGTTCGGCCACCACGAGCGCCGCGTCAAGAATCAAAACCTCGCGCTCGTGGCGACGACGTTCGGCACGCTGGGCGCGAGGCTCGCGGGCTCGTTGCGGAGAGGTGAGCGGAAAGGTCATGGCGATGTGGTTACGTTGCGTTGACCGCGCCGTCAAGCTCTCTTGCGGCCCAATGCTCCCAACACTCGTCAATGGCATTGGCGGCCGACCGACTGGTATTGTCGGCCATACTGAACCCATCACCGAAACCCGCGCGGAACGCCTTTTCGACCATGGCCCTAATTACCTCCTGGGGCGGAGGGGGAAGAGGGACCGCGGGGGTAGCGGACAAACAAGGGTCGATCTCCCGTATCGCCAGAATGACTCCGCCCATGGCGGCCATGATCGAATCGAGCTGTAGCGCTATATCGAAAACGAGGTTGTTCTCACGCTTCGCGCCGCCGATGGCCGCCATGCCGGGTCGCCCTTTGTCAAGCGCGGCTTCGATCTTGTCGGCCAATTCGTTGAAGGTGCCCATATCAGTGATCCTTTGTTTCGCCGACGAGGGTCCAAAGAGTAAGACAGAACCACACGACGGCCGCCGCCAATCGCACCGGAAGAGGCCAATTCTGTGCGTGGATATCCCACTCGATAAATGCGGTTACGGCGTACACGACGGCACCCCAAAAGGCCCCAATTGCAACAACCTCTATCATATCAGTGATCCATGAATGCGACGGGTTTATCAGTCGACCAACACAAGGCGCACGTCGCGCACGCCTTGGTCTTGCCGGTTTGTTCCGGACAGATGAACGCGCCTTCGGGCACGTCTTCGGCCTTGCGAATATCCATCGCTCCCCATTGGCCGACACGGCCGCTCCATCGTATTGCGAAGCGCAACCCATAGACCGATTTGAGCGCCTGGATTTCCTTCCCGATCTCACTATCCGGCGGCCATGCGGTATAGCCGTAAATGGTCACGCGGGGGTTGAGCGCGAGGATGCCCGCCCATAGCCGGACATATCGCTCGTTGAAGAAGTCGCCCAGGACGTGGAGGCGGATAACAATCGCACGGCCCTTCCTCGTATAATGGGCGACGTCGCGCTCAATTGCGGCGTGGAGGGCGTCTTGGTCGTTATGCTCGATACGTTTCGCAAAGGGCATCCCGTTGCCGTAGCAATCGTACCAGTGGTGACAGGTGCGCGGGCACGTCGCCCGTTCCTCCAAGGCCAGATAGAAGATATGCGCGCCGCGGAGAGCGCCCTTGCGCACGTCTCGCCCGATCTTGGCAGAGTTGTGCCCCGACACGAGGACCGGCTTGTCGTCCACCGGTCGCGTACCTTTGCGGAAGAACAGGGAGCGCGCCGCCTCAATGACGGGATGACCCAGGCCGGGGAGGGTAGCTTGCCGCTTTGGCTTCGCCCCGCCACCACCCACCTTGACGAAACGCGAGAGAGTGACGTCGTCGCCCATGGCCTTGCTGGCGGGGCGGATATGACCGGGCTGGCGCGCCGTCACTGTCCCAACACCTTTCGCTCGGCCATCGCCAGCGTGCGCGGCGGCGCGTCCTTGAGGATCTCGCGCCACGGCTGGGGGTCGACGGGCCGCAATCCACGCGTGATCATGAGGGTAAAGGTCTTCGGCCGCACGGCCTGGAGCAAGGTAGGATTGGTCGCGAAGAGCCGGAACATTTCGGCGAACCACTCCCAATCGTTCGGACAATAGCTGGTAAGCCGCGGCTCGCCGCTTTCCGCCCGCATGGCGACGGAAAAATCCCCACCGTAAGAGCCTTTTTCCTTCGACAGGGTGTGGTCGACGTGGTGGCCCAGCTCGTGCGCCATAACCCCATAGGGCGTGCGATCGGTGATGTATCCGGGGTAGGACCACGCGCGGTTGGCGGTGCCGATATGGGAGCATCGGTCCACGGCGATATGGATCGTCTCCGGGCGGTAATAGGCGCAAGTGCTGGGGTAGCGCCATTCGGCTCGGCTGTAGAGCTGGAGCGCCGGCACGTTGAGCCCGTTGCGCTCGCAAAATGCCTGGACGCGAGCGATGCCGGCCGCGAGCATCGCCATCTTGACGGGCGTCGTCATCGTGTTTCCTCCGGAGGGTGGAGCTGGAGCAGCGTCATGAGCGCGACCTTGGCGGCCTCTGCATAGTCCGGATCTTCGAACCCCACGACGAGCGCGCGAGCGTTGGGGAAATTGGCCGTCGGCATTGCCACCACGTCGCAATGCACGGCGCGCCCCATTTCCTGGACAAGGTCCCCCTCCGACGTGGCGATAAATTTGCGCCACGCTATTGGGTCGTTACCGCCGGCCGCTTCCGCCATTTCGAGCGTCTTGAGCCCGGCGATGAAATCCCGCCGCGAGATCTCGATTTGCTCAAGGCCCATTTTGAAGAGGACCCGCAATTCGCGCTCATTCGGCCGGTTGCCGCCCAGGTCTATCCGCTTGTCGCTGTTCCACCCGCGATAGGCGATGGTGATGCGGGGCTTATGCATCAAACGTCCAATCTTCCATGAGGCGGGCAATCTCACTCTGGACCGCCGCGCGGCCGGAACCGTTCTTGTCGTCGATTTCGTTGGGGTGCGTCGCGGGAATGAAGCGGTTGATAGCCGTTTCGAGCAAGCCTTCCGCCCGACGCGGGTTGCCGACAAGAGCGTTGGCTTCGCATTTCCACACCCCGAAGCGCGCGATATAGTCTTGCACGTATGGCTTGTTGTGGTCGGGGTGCCGACGGTCGGACAGGTCACGACCGCCGCCGGTTTCCAGATTGTCGATCTTCATCAACCCCAAGTCGTCGATTTGCTCTTCCGTCAAGCCGACGGGGATGACGTCGAAATTCGGGTCGTCCCAATCGAGCCCCTTGATATTGCAGCACGACATGAACGTCCGGTGGAGGCCGTCAACGATATGGAGTCCTTTGGGGTCGTGGTCCCCGATCGCGAGCAACACGCACCGCCGGCCGGCTTCCGTATGGTTGCGGAACCGCTTGAGCATCGCCAACCGGGTATGAATATCCGTGTCGCCCTTGCCGTTCGTAATCCGCACATTGTAGCGATCGGCGGTCGACCGGAAGATTTGCACAAGGTCCTTTTTCTCGACGATCATTTCAACGTAATAATCGAGGTCGTCCCAGTAGCCGTATTCTTTGAACGACCACGCCCAGGACCGGAGCCGGTCCCCGATTTCATCAACAGCGTATTGTGCGTGGTCTTCGGGCGAGTCGGGGTCGGCTTCGAAATCAGAAACCTCCGTCGCCATACGCGAGGCGTCCGGCTCGATCACGTCGGGGTCAAGCTCGCCTTCCTTGCGCATGTCGGTTAAGAGCTTTTCGAAGCGATCGAATTCGCCCTTGGTAATCAGGCCCAGCCCTTCCGCGTAATAGGCCCAGCCGCGCGGGCCAAACTTGTAGCCCGTGCTGCGCGACATACGCTCGATCACCTCGCCCATGGCCATGCGTGCGGCGCGGCGAACGGCAATAGGGCCGATCGTGGGCGGCATAATGAAATCGTAGCTCATAGCGTCCCAACTCCTGTTGCGAATTTGGCGTCCCCGCCGTCCTCATTGATGATCCGCGCCCACTCGCGTTGCGCTTCCTCGTGGGCGAAAAGTTGTGTCCCCTCACGCGACGGCGTCCAGCCGGTGGGCTTGCATTCGCGGGAGACGAATTGGGCGATGACATGCCCGACCATGGCCGGCGTGATCATCACGCGTCGCCAGCCGATCAGGTCCGCGCTCTTCAATTTCTCGTTGAGCTTGACCGTGTCGTTGGCGAGGCCATAGCGCACGGGCACCCCGCGCTTGTCGATCAGGACCCCGACGTTGTTCCGGAAGAGTCGCACGCCCTTGCTCGGCCCCTCCAGGCGAATGAGGCTCTGGACGTCTTGCTCGATCATGGTCGGAATTCCAAACCCTCGACTTCAGCCCATTGTTTTGCTTCAGCAACAGCCTGCGAGGATTTCTTGTATCGGCCAAACCCGGTTTCCCACGGCTCGTCAAAACCCATGCCGTCCCACATCATGACGGCGAAAAATCCGCTCATGCCTTGGGTCGTCATTACCCAGTATGTGGGTGGAGATTTGACCTGTCCGTCGAGTTTCCCTTGCTGGGCGTCCGACGCGATTTTCATATACGCTCCGGCGGGTATCGCCATTTTACAATCCTTTCCTGTTTAAAGCGTCCACTAAATTGCGTTGACCGCTCCGTCAAGCAAAATCGTCGGCCATGGTCGGAAATAATTTTACAGCGAGGTCAAGAGCCTCGCGAGGCCCCAGCGTTTGGGCGGTCAAGACGTCCATGCCGAAGAGTGCGTAGAAGCGCCGTTGCATTGTTGCATCGTCGTCGCCTTGGTCACGTCTCCAGCCGCCCCACATGCTCATGGCGTGGCGCAAGGTAGCCTGGGCGTCCTGTCGCTCGCGGTGCCGATTTACCATCCCCATCATGCCGACGTGGGGCATTCGCTGGGGGGCGTCCATGAGCTGGCCCCGATAGATCGCGGCGTCAATGTCGACCTGATCGACCGCTGCGCGGAGCCGGGCGAGGACCTCCGCGTCCAGCTCTTCAAGATCACCCGCCACCATGCCCGGCGACGATCGTCCCGCGGGTGCCTCGTAATGGCCGCAATGCGGACAGGTCCGGCTTACGCCCTCGTAGGGCTCATAGCACGCCGGGCATACCTTCATTTCGATTACGGCCTCTTGCCGCTTGCGCTTTTCGATCGCGCCCAGCGTCCAGGCGCGCGGTTTGTCGGGCGGCCCCTGGTGACGCAGAACATTCGCCGCGTGATCAATGACGATCGCCTTGCCCTTCCCCTCCATGGGGCGGAGCGCGCGACCAAATTGCTGCATATAAACCGCAAGCGACGCCGTTGGCCGCGCCATTGAAATCGCCTCGATCGCGGGAAGGTCGAAGCCTTCCGAAATAATATCGACCGCGACGATCTCCATGATCTCGCGATTGGCGAAGCGACGTAGGATCGAGCGCCGGACGGCGTCGTCGGTTTCACCCGTGAGACACTCCGCCGCGATGCCGGCTTCCCGGAACGCCGCGGCTTGCTTGACGGCCGTATTGACGTCGGTGGAAAACGTGACGTGGAGCTTGCCCAGGGCGTATTTCAAATATCCCTGGACCACGTCGCCAATGATATGTGAGCGCTCCGATGCCTCCTTGAGCGCTTTTGACGACCAATCACCGGACGCGGATACGCTCGATAAAACCTCAAGATCCGATGGCGGGCAAATAATTCGATAATCGGACAGATAATTTTGGTCGATCAGCCAGCGCATTTCCGGGCCGCGGACCATGATATCCGCGAGGCCACCGTAGCCGCGGCCCAGGCCCTTGCCGTCCGCGCGCTTCGGAGTGGCCGTGGGCAGGAGCCACCGAATCGCCGGGTTGGTGAAGAGCTTCATGGCGTCGTGCCATTTATTGTCCTCAACGACGTGGTGGCCCTCGTCAATCACCCCCAACGTGACTTGACGTAGCCAACTATCCGGGAGTTGCCGGCGGATAATCGTGTCGACACTGGCGACGCATACCCGTGCGCCGGGGTCGTAGAAGGTGCGCCCCAGCTCTTCGACATGAGCGCGGGCGATGGCCTTAACGGTGGCGGCGGAGGCAACGATATTGTGACGGATGCCGTATTTGGCGAGTGTGAGGGAGAGCTGGCCAACCAATTCTTGGCGATGGGCAATGACGACGGCCGCCGCGTCTTCCTCGCGAACGATATGCGAGAGACACACGGTTTTGCCGCCACCCGTAGCCAGCATCCCCATAACGTTTTGCGCACCTTGCGCCCACGCTTGGTAGATCTCCCCGATGAATTCCGCTTGGAATGGGCGAAGGATTGGGATGGTCACGCGGTTGATTTTCCGTTTATGAACGCCACGCGGCACCCCCTAAAAATTCTCTTGACCATGCCGTCAATCTAAAATAACTCCCCGAATGTCAACCCGCCGATGGAGCGAAATCTTATGGCAATTCTGATCGAGATACAGAGCGGCGAAGCGTCGCCCAAGGAGTGGGAAGCGCTTGCCGCCTTCGTCTCCGTTATGCAGGGAAAGGCCGGGTTGCTCACGACGACTGCCGCACCGCCCGCCCCTCCGCCCCCGGTTGTTGTCGCGGATGCGGCCGACCCGTCCGGTGGGAATGGTGCTGGAGCTGCGTCCGGTGAAGAACCCGGCGGCCCGGTTGTGACGCCGACCACCCTCCCCGAAATCATCGTGCCGGAAGGCGTCGAGGTCGACAAGCGCGGTCTTCCCTGGGATGGCCGTATCCACGCTTCGACCAAGACCAAGACCAAGGCCGAAGAATGGACCGCCAAGCGTAACGTCGACGCGGCGCTGGTTGTCCAGGTCGAAGCCGAATTGCGCAAGGCCATGTCCGCACCGCCGGCCGGAGCCCCCGTGATCCAAGCGGAAGGTGCGCCCGCCGCGCCGCCCCCGCCGGCCACCACGACGGCACCCGTCATTCAGGTCGAAGGCGCTCCTGCCGATGCCGCGCCCCCACCCCCGGCCGCACCGCCCCCGCCCACAACCGAACCGGCGGCCGGAGACACCCCCTTCACGTCGTTCATGCGGACGGTCGTGGCGAAGCAGGCGGGCGGCACCGTCACGACACAGATGACCAATGAGATCGCGGCGAGCCTGGGCCTTACCAGCATCCGCGATCTCGCGAATCGTCCGGATCTTATCCCGACGTTCGAAGCCCTGCTCCCGTGAGTGAGGCCCACGCCTTCCTTGCTCCATCGGGTGCCGATCAGTGGGGGCCGGGCGGTTGTCCGGCCGCCCCTACCCTCCAGGCGCAATTTCCGGTCGACGAGGACACACCGGAGGCGCGGGAGGGCACGGCCGCACATTTCTATGTCACCGAAACCATATCGGGCCGCCCTTGCCGAATTGGGGATATCGCCCCCAACGGCCACCCGATCGACAAGGAAATGGTCGATTGCGGGGCCGGGATTATCGAAGACGTCCGATCGACCCTTTCGGCGGCCGGCAGCGGTGCGACGCTCCTTGTGGAATGCGTCGCGCATGGTAAAGGCATAATCCATGCGGCCAACTGGGGCACGCCCGACGTCACCTTGATCGACTTCACTAACAAGCGGCTCCGTAATTGGGACTATTAGTACGGGCACCGCTACCACGATGCTTTCGAGCATTGGCAGTCGATCGACTATATAATCCTCCGTCTTGCCGATCTGGGGGTCAAATTCGAAGAGTGGCACTTGTGGAATTGTACGGTGACGATCGCCCAGCCCCGGAATTACCATCCGGACGGGCACCTCCGTTACTGGCACTTCACCGGGGACAAGCTGATCGGATACCACAACGCCCTTCACGCGGCGGCGCAACTGGCGATGCAACCAAACGCCCCGATGAAGACGGGGGATTACTGCCTCGATTGCACGGCTGTTCACGCGTGCCCGGCGGCCCAAAAGTTGGGCATGGCTTTGGTCGACTATTCCCTCACGGGCCAACCGATCGAGCTACCGCCGCACGCTCTGGGCCTGGAGCTGCGAATCATTCGCGCGGCAATCAAGCGTCTGGAGGCTCGCGCGGTGGGTCTGGAGGCCCAGGCGTTGAGCTTGACGGAGAGAGGAACCGACGTTCCGTTTTGGTCCACCGACTACAGCTACGGCCGCACGCGGTGGAACGATGACATTACCGTCGACATGCTCAACGCATATGGGGAAATTTACGGGCTCCCCATGACCAAGGTCGTTCCCGGCCTCACGCCCAACGAGGCGAAGAAAGCGGGTCTGCCCGAAGACGTGACCAAATCGATAAGCCACACCCCGCGCGGGCTCAAGAAATTGATTCCGTTCGACAACAAAGACGCCCTCAAGAGGTTTGCATAGGAGCTACCATGAGCAAGTATAAGGAAATCTTTACCTCTCCCGTCGGGCGTTTGGTCCAGGGCGATTGCTACAAAATGCAGGAGACGGACAGCGAAGGTCGTCCGCGCGTCTTCAAGTCCGGCCCGAAAGCCGGCCAGCCAAACCCGCAAATCTTTATCGCGGTCGCTTTCCCCAAAATGGTACCCCATCCCCAAACCGGCCAGCTCGTCGACAATTGGGAATTCAACGAGCTTTACGCGCTCATGGACAAGGTCGCCCGCGTCGAGTGGCCGGCGCTGTTCCCGAACGGCGGTCCCTGCCAAGCGCGCGATTTCGCATGGAAGCTGCTCGACGGCGACGGTTACGACACGAAAGGCAAGCCCAACTTCGAAAAGGAGGGGTTCGCCGGCCATTGGGTTCTTCGCTTCGGGTCGGGGTATATCCCCAAGTCCCTTGTCGAGACGAGCCCCAACGTCTTCGAAACGACCGACCAAATCAAGCGCGGGTTCTACGTTCGTGTCGCGGGCAACATTACCGGCAACGACTCGACGCAGACGCCGGGCCTCTATCTCAATCTGGAGTTGATCCAATATATCGGCTGGGGCCAAGAGATCGTTGGCGGCATGGACGCCGTCGCGGCCTTCGGCAACAAGTCGTCGGCAATTCCCGCGGGCATGTCGGCTATTCCCCAGGGCGGCGCGGCGCTCCCACCTCCGTCCGCCGGTCCCGGTGGTCCGCCTCCGGCGACGGGTCCTGGACCTGGGCCGGGAGGTCCGCCCCCGGCTACTGGCCCCGGTGGTCCGCCTCCCGCCTATGTGCCCCCCGCGGGCGCTCCGGCGGCCGGTCCTGGAGGCCCGCCCCCGACTACTGGCCCCGGTGGTCCTCCGGCCGGCACGACGCCCTATACCGGCTACATGGGAAACGCTGCGCCGGGTGCGGCGGCCCCGCCACCGCCAGCTTCTGCTACACATGCGATGACGTCCCCTACTAGGCAAATGACAGCCGCGGCGACGACAACCTACGAGGCATATATTCAGGCCGGATGGACGGACGACACGCTCCGCGCCAACGGCTTGCTCGTATAGCGGGGCCTCCCGCCCGCTAGGCCCGGAGACTATCCCCCCCCCGTCTCCGGGCCACTCCGTTTCCCCGTCGTCTAGTGGTAGGACTGCGGACTTTGAATTCGCCAACGCACGTTCGAACCGTGCCGGGGAAACCATGCTTATCCACGGAACCTTCGACTACGAAACCGCGAGCGAGGCCGGCTATTGCTGGAATGAGGCCCGCCGAAAATGGGACGGGCCGCCCAACGCACCCCAGGGCAAGAAGGGCCTCCAGGTCATCGGGTCGGGGCCATACTCCGAACACCCCAGCACGCGCGTTCTCACCCTATCGTTCAAGCTTCCCGGCGACATAGCGGTCACGAGGTGGCGGCCGGGGCAACCGCTCCCGCAACGGCTCTTCGATTACCTCGCGGCTGGCGGTATCCTCGAAGCCCACAACGCCATGTTTGAGCGGATGATTTGGGTCAACGTGTGCATGAGGCTCTACGGCTTCCCGCCCATCAACCCCGCCCAGCTTCATTGCTCCATGGCCACCGCTCACGTCAATTCGCTGCCCGGCGGCCTCGCGCGACTCGCGGAGGTCCTAAAGCTTCCCGTGCGCAAGAACGCGGACGGCCGGCGGTTGCTCAATAAATTCAGCGTTCCGCGCAACCCGACCAAGAACGACCCGCGCACCTGGATTTATCCGGAGGAAGATCCGATCGACGCGGAATTCCTCTACGAGTATTGCGACGACGACGTGATTGCGGAGGAAGCCGCGAGCGCCGCCATGCCGCCGATGACCGACGACGAGCGGGATATGTGGCTTTTCGATCAGGAGATAAACTGGCGCGGCATCGCGATCGACCGTAAGGGCGTGGACGATTGCGCGGCCGTCCTCAACCAAGCCCTGGAGCGCTACGGAGAAGAGCTGGAGCGGCTAACCGGAGGCGTGAAGCCTACGGAGCTGGAGAAGCTCAAGGGATGGCTGGCGGCGCAACACGTCTATGTCAACAGCCTGGACGCGGAGCATGTCGAAGCGCTGCTAAAGAAGCTCGCGCCGCACCCCCCAGGCGGCATATTCCCCGCGCGCCGAGCGATCGAGCTACGGGCTCTCGTCGGGTCCGCAAGCGTCAAGAAAATCTTCGCGATGCAGCGCATGGCGTCGAACGATAACCGGGTCCGCAACACAATCGTCCACCATGGTACAAGAACCGGGCGGCCGACGGGCGAGGGCGCGCAACCGCTCAACATGCTCCGCACAGGTCCCAAACTCTTGACGTGTGATCATTGCGCCAAACCTTTTGCCCCGACGCATAATGCCTGCCCGTGGTGCGCCGCACCGCTGCCGAAGAAGCTCAAGCCGCTCTGGACGCCGGCTATGGTCGACGCGGTCCTGGAGATCATGGCCTACCGGTCATTGGATCTCGTCGAGTATTTCTTTGGCGACGCGCTCCTATGCGTGGGCGGATGCTCGCGCGGCCTGTTCTGTGCCGGCGACGGGAAGCAGCTCGTAGCGTCGGACTATAGCGCGATTGAGGCCGTGGTCACGGCGGAGCTGGCGGGCGAGACATGGCGTAAGGAAGCGTTCCACAATCGCATTCCGATCTATCTCGCGTCGGCCGCCAAGATCACCGGCAAGACGGTCGAATGGTATGAGGGCTACAAGCGCGAGAATGACGAGCATCACCCCGACCGCCAAAATATCGGCAAGGTTGCGGAGTTGGCCTTGGGCTTTGGCGGTTGGATTGGGGCATGGCGGAATTTCGACGAAACTGACACGTTCGACGATCAGCAAGTCAAAGACCTGATCAAGGCTTGG